ATGAAGAAAATTGATTTACATGCACATTATATATCACCTGGATTCTCGAAATTTCTATATGATTATTTCGATGGCAAAGGTGATGGTGTGGCGACACCGAAATTCTCACCTGAAGGTTATTTAGAATTAATGGCACGTATGGAAATTGAATATGGTGTGCTATCTATTTCGAGCCCACATATCAGTGTGGCGCCAGATGAAGAAATGATTAATTTAGCTAAAGAAGTCAATGCCTATGCAACTGAATTTACACACAAATATCCAGAGCAATTAGGTTTCTTTGCGACACTACCATTACCATTGGTTAAAGAGAGCATTGAGACGATTGATACTGCATTAGATCAGCAAGGTGCTTTAGGTTTCACTTTACCTACGAATGCACGTGGTATTTATGTTGGCGATGACCGCCTAGATAAAGTCTTAGCTAAATTAGATGAGCGTCATGCCGTTGTTGCACTTCATCCGAATGAACCTAAGCCTAATATTGAAGCAATGAGCGACGTTGTTCCTGCACCATTAATGGAATTCATCTTTGATACAACACGTACGGTCATTTACATGAGTCAAAACAATGTGTTTAGCAAATATACAAATATTAAGTGGATTATTCCACATTGTGGTGCATTACTTCCTGTCATTGCTCAACGTGTTGCAATGGGTAATAAAATGTTTGGAAGTGAGCGTAAACCTGACGACTTAGAACAAGTTATGAAAGAGTTATACTTTGATTTAGCTGGTAAAGTTCTACCTTATCAGCTTCCAAATATTGCTCAATGTGTAGACATGGATAAAATTGTATATGGTTCAGATGCACCTTATACAACAGATCAAGTTGTAATGATGTTAGCTGATGAATTAGAATCAACTGAATTAATCTCACGACATGAACTTGAAAAAATGTTATATGATAACGGCAAACAATTATTAAAATCAATTAATGAAAAATAATAAACATGGGTGGCACCGGTATCACCTACCCTGTAACACTACTACCATTAAAATTTGAAAGTAATCTCCCTTATATTAAGTGTGTTGACCTTACCGTTCTCATTATACTTTCTAGGAACGAAGTCAAACACAATCTCTTTAACCGTACTCAAGATTAACTCCTCTTTTTGCTCTACATTTAACTTGCTCCAACCTTTAATCAAGATATCATCAATCATATTTAATTGTTCATTCGTAACTGTTTGCGTACTTTCCACTTCTGTACCAGCACGTTCAACCTCATCAAGTATTTCTTTAGTTTCGTCCATCAAACTAAAATACTCATCATCTTCAATATAACCTAACGACCATGATCGTGTGAGTTTCTCACGTTGTTTCATAATCTTATCTATGTCGTAATCTAATTTAGGTGTACTTTCTTCTACAATATCCACCTTAAACTTATTCATGTCATATGTTTTGAGTAACTCTATAAATTTATCTTCTACTTCGCTTTCATTGAATGAGATAGTTTGAACATTTTTATCCTTACTACACGTATCACATTTATAGCGTCTTACTTCGTAAGAATATCCTTTTTTATCCGTTATCTTACCAGCATATAGATGTAGCTTATTATGGCACTGAGGACACGTTAGAACGCCTCTAAAGATAGCATGATGTTTTACCTTACTTCTATGTGTTTTGTTCTCTATAACGTCCATAACACGCTTATAATCACTTTCTGATAACACTGGCTCATGCGTATTCTCAATATACATATCTCCATACTTAGTATGGCCACGTAATACTGGGTTTTTCATCAATCTAATAATAGAAGTTCTATTCCATTTCTTAACTTTAGGTACATTGACCTTCTTCAAATTCATCTGTCTAGCAATTTCATTACCCGATACACCATGTTTGAATTGCTCAACAAGATAATCAATTACCCACTTATGCTTATTAGGTACAAGTTTTCCATCTACATTGTCATAGCAAAAAGGAGCTTCTCTAATATAGTTACCTTCTCTTACTGCTGCACGACTACCAAACAATGCACGTTCACGTATCGTAGCACGTTCCCACTCAGCCATAGCACCCACCATAGTGATAAATAACTTGCCAATGGCAGTTGTGGTATCAAATACTTCAGTAGCACTCTTGAACGCCACATTATACTTCTCAAACGTTTCTAGCATTTCAAGTAAGTCTTTAACATTACGTGTTAATCTATCCAATTTATAAACCAACACTAGATCGTAATACTCTAGGTTATCCATAATACGCTTTAATGCTGGTCTATTCATCGAGCCACCACTTACACCAGCGTCAGTAAACACTTTGAAATCGTGCCAACTTTGAACTTCACAAAAGGCTTTCAATTTCCGTTCTTGCTCATGGATAGAATAACCTTCCGTTGCTTGCTCATAGGAACTCACTCTTGTGTAGATTGCCACTTTCATTAAATCACCTCAAAAAAGTAAAAAAATAATAAGGGTAGACAAGCTACCCCTTAAATTATTTAATGTCTGAACTGTCTACAACCCATTTAGCTTTAATATTTTCCATTCCAGGTGTTGCATCCATTTCGATTGTATATTTATCTGCGTCAGGTACATCGTAGTAAATATGACCAGATGCAGTATTACCTTTATTTAATTGATGTTCAAATCCAGCACTTTGATCATCTGCACCGAACCATTGCTCATAGTTTTCTCCATCAACTTTACAAGTAAAATCAACATCAGAAATCATGATTTGATCATCGTTATTGTTTTTGAATTTAAAGTCTACTTTAAGCGCTTTGCCATTATCTGGTGGAGTTGCATCTTCACTATCAGTTGGCGCATATTCAACATTAGTTACTGTCACTTCAATATTATCTTTTTTTACAGTATCCCCAACTTTATAAGTTTTATTTGAGCCATCATTATCCGAATCAGAGTCAGAATCGGAACCTAAGAAAGTGGCAGAACATGCAGAAATACCTACGATAATTAAAATTAATAAAACTAAACAACCACCACAGCCCCAAAACCAACCTTTTTTACGTTTTTTCTTTTTCTCTTCTTCTTGCTGTTTTTGATATTCTTGAAATTGTCTAAATTGTCTTTCTTCTTGTTCGTTGTTAAATTTTTCTTCCATGATTTTTTCTCCTATATGTAGATTAAGTCTTTATATTCATTTGTATTCTAAGGTGAGACACTCGTTTTCTTATAAAAACCACCACCTTTAATAACTAATATTCATATATTTTTATATTCAAATACTCGTAGTGGCTCAAATTGAATAACGTATTTACCGCAACGAGTTGAGTGTCCAAATTTTTGCTGATAATGATTCAAAGTTTGAAGTACAAATGATTCACTTACTTCAAAATAATCAGCTAATTCATACAAATTATGAACATTTTGTAGATATGCACTTATTAATTCGTTAAGAGGTATCAGAATTTCACAAGCTAATCTACGAGCTTTCAGCTCATATTTTCTGCTTTGTATATCTTTATCATCGAGTATATTCCCATAAGTAATTTCATGGTGTGCTAATTCTTCGGCTAAAGTTTCTAATTTAATTGTAGTAGGGCGATTACTATTAATAAATATTTCGCCGTTCATATAGAAACCAGACATAAACTTAGGAATACTTCCAGTTTCATTTATAGATATGTAGTCGTACTTTTTTAATAAATCTTCGTATCTCCCCATACAAAACACACCTTATTTTTTTCTGTTTCTGATAAATTGAATAAATTGTTCCACTTCTTTTTGCTCATCTTCAGTTAAATCTGAATAGTCTAAATGTGCAGCCATTGTATCTTGATTTTTTTGAGGGTTAAATGATGGATCAATATCAGATTTATTTACATTTAACGCATCAGCTATTTTTTGAACATTTTCGGGATTAATTAATGTTTTATTGTTCAAATAGTCAGAAATAGTACTACGTGAAATTCCAGATTTATTTGCTAAATCTAATTGTCTTAAACCTTGTGCTTTCATAAATTTTCTAATATTAGTAGATATTTGAAGTTTTAATTCATAATTTCTATCCATATTTTTTACCTCTCGAAAAAAATTTTTATTTGTAATTTGATAATTCCATTATATAGGAAGGGAAACGGATAAACAAGCATTTTTCCGATTTTATCCGAATATTTTTTCTTTAAAACGGAAATTTCCGTTTGACATTCCGAATTAACTCGGTTTATAATTGGTACATACTTAAAGAAAGCGAGGGATAAAAGAAATGCAAATTACTATGAGAGCCGCTAGAGTAAACGCTGGCTTAACACAAGAAAAAGCGTCTAAAAGGCTTGGTATTAACGCTGACACTCTTTCTAGATATGAGAAAGATAACTCTAGAATACCTAGAAATATTATTGCAGAAATTCCAAAGGTTTATTTTATCGACAGTGATAATATTTTTTTTGGTAAAGAAACCGAGTTTTTTCGGAATTTATCTAAAGAGAATACAGAAGAAAACATAGAAACTTAACAATTAAGAACTCAATAAGTTTCAACGCTCACATTGAGCGTATACGAGCGAGAGTGAGCGATGATATGAGCCACACCTAAATACATTAATAAAAGGTCATTGCCAAGACTATACGTTGAATGTGGGCGTTGAAAAGAAGAAGGAGGAACTAAAAATGAATGAATTACAAACTTTCAATTTTGAAGATTTACCAGTAAGAAAAATAGAAGTAGACGGAGAACCATTTTTTGTAGGTAAAGATGTGGCAGAAATACTAGGTTATACAAGACCAAGTGAAGCTATTAAATCTCATGTAGATGAAGATGATAAGCTGATACGCCAAGTTACCGTATCAGGTCAAAAACGAAATATGGTAATCATCAACGAATCTGGTTTATATAGCTTGATTTTTGACGCTGCTAAACAAAGTAAAAACGAAAGTATTAGAAAGAAAGCTAAACGTTTTAAACGTTGGGTAACCGAAGAGTTCTACCTTCCATTCGTAAACATGGTATTTACGCAACAGACAATGTAATCGAACAAACAATTCAAAACCCTGACTACATCATTCACGTATTAACAGAATTTAAGAAAGAACGTGAAGGTCGATTAGTCGCAGAACAACAAGTGAATGAACTTAAACCTAAAGCTACTTATTACGACTTAGTTTTACAGAATAAATCATTACTATCAGTAAGTAAGATTGCTAAAGATTATGGAATGAGTGCAAGAAGTTTAAACAAGTTACTGCATAGCTTAGGTGTTCAATACAAGCAAGGTGACATTTGGTTGTTATATGCGAAGTACCAAGATAAAGGATATACGCACACAAGCACATACGCATTAGATGAAGAACATTCAAAAGTAACTACAAAATGGACGCAAAAAGGTCGTTTATTCATCTACGAGTTACTGAAAGAGCATGACATTTTACCAGTAATAGAACAGGAGGCATAACCATGAAATTTTTATACAAAACAACCCTCCTCATCACAATGGCAGTTGTGACGTGGAAGGTTATAAAAATTGAAAAGAATACTAGAAAAACGACAATTAGTTTCACTAATAAATCAAATTTAGATACTAACCGTCATTTTGGTTTTTCTCGACAAAATCTCTAGCGTGTTCAAACGCCATTAAATAAATAGAGAAAGCTTCATCAATCATATCTTGTTCGCTTTCATAGTTTTCGGGTTTGAATTCTTGAGTACTTAGATATGCATTAGCAAAGTATTGCGGGTCAAATGGAATTTCATCCATGTTATTCACCTCCTTAGGTTAATAACTAAATTATACATGAAAGGAGGCATAACCATGCTAAAGAAACTAAAAATAGCACTCCTAATCGTCATCTTGGCGGAGGAGATTAGAAGTGCTAGGAAACCAAATATCGAATTAAACGGAAAGCAACTAGCTAAAATAGTGAACGATGAAAACGCGAAGAATGCTGAATTATTTATTTTCTAATAAATCTAGTTTTTCTAAAAGTTGGATAAGCATTTCATCATTAGCTTCTCTAACAGCGCGAGTTTTATAACCACTAATTACTAAAGGGTTATTGTCTGGATTTTCATCTCTAAATATTTTTATCAATTCTTTAGCGCGTTCATTACGTTGGTTGAAAAACTCTTGTAATTCATAAGGTTTAATTTTATTCATATTTACACCTCCTTAGAGGTGATTATACACGAAAGGAGTGATTGATATGTCAGAAGAAATGTATAACTACTTTTTAAACTTCATGTACAAAGCTGGTGCATTACAAAAAGTAATTGAGGAGGAAGAACGTGAGAAAGCTAAAAATAAGTAAAGAAGATAAAAGTATGTATATCGCTGGAACAATGGCATTAGCACTATTCACTTTTTTAACACTATGTGGAGTGTTCATTGCACAAGCATTAGGTGTAGGAGTGATTGCTGGAGTAGTAACTCACATATTTTTCAACGAATACTACTACAAAATAAAAGACTGAATGCTATCGGCAAATAGCAAACAGTCGAAAAGTCATTAAACAATTAATTTCATCTTACAACGGGAGGCGTAAATATGCAAGAACCATATGTAAGTATTCCGCAAAGTGAACTACGTAATCTTTTATTAAAGGCATCTAAAGTAGAAAAGCTAACAGTTCAACTCGAACATGCAAACAATCAATTAGAAAATGCATTGGAATATATATCAGAATTACACAGACAAAATGATGATAAATCGAAAAGTATAGCAGATTTAGAAGTTAATTATAAAACGTTAGAAACAAATTACAACGAAATTATTAGCTATAAAGCTAACTAAATTAAGGAGAGATTTATTTGATTAATAGAGCAACGTTAGTAGGAAGGCTAACAAAAGACCCTGAATATCGTGTAACACCTTCAGGGGTAGCAGTAGCTACATTTACTTTAGCAATCAATAGAACATTCACTAATGCAAATGGAGAAAGAGAAGCGGATTTTATTAACTGTGTAGTATTTAGAAAACAAGCAGAGAACGTTAATAAGTTTTTATTTAAAGGTAACTTAGCTGGTGTTGATGGACGCTTGCAATCAAGAAGTTATGAAAATCAAGAAGGACGTAGAGTATTTGTAACTGAAGTGGTAGTAGATAATGTTCATTTCTTAGAGCCAAAAAATAGTAAAAGTGGCCAATCATCTAAAAGCAATGATCAACCAGTAGGTAATAATCCATTCCAAAATGCGAATGGACCAATCGATATTAGTGATGATGATATGCCATTCTAAGGCGATAAGTTATGTCAAAAATTATAGGTTATCAAAGAAACGATAACGGAACGATAACTGCAGTTATTAATGATGTTCAACTAACACAAGATGAACTGCAGCTTATAGATAACGGAATAGCATTACCTATTGAAGTAAGAAGTATTGATACAAACAAGATTACTGATAAGCAAAGAAAGAAAATATTTGCATTATGTAACGATATAGAAATTGATATTGGCCAACCTAGAGATTATATGCGCTATATGTTCCAAGAATATATCAGAGTGTTATATGGATATGAAAAAGAGATTTCTTTATCGAATTGTACTAAAAAACAAGCATCACAAATCATTGAAGCCATTATTGACTGGATGTTCTTCAACAATATTACTTTCACAGTTAAAACGAGTAGTTTACTTAAAGGTGATAAAGCAATGCTCTACTGGGCTACAGTCAATCGTCAATGTGTGATTTGTGGTAAGCGAGCGGAACTAGCGCATTATCAAGCAGTTGGTCGTGGACGTAATAGAAGGAAGATAGAACACACAAGTAATAAAGTTTTAGCTTTATGTCCAATACATCATAGAGAACAACATACTATGGGTCTTTATAGTTTTAATAAAAAATATTCATTGACTGATAGTTGGGTGGATGTAGATCAAAGACTGAATCGTTTACTTAAAGGCCAGAAATTAAATCAATCATGAAAGGAGCATTGAAATGGCTACGTTTAGAGTTTTCAAAGAAAGTGGAGAGTTTGTAACTGTTCACAAAGCATTTATTCATGATGCATCACTAAGTTGGAAAGCGAAAGGCATACTTCTTTATTTACTAAGTCGGCCAGACGATTGGCAAATTTATGAAACAGAATTAATAAAACATACGAGTGATAAATTAAGCAGCTTAAAGAGTGGATTAAAACAATTAGAAGAAGCGGGTTATATTAAACGAAAAAGAAAACGTGATGATAAAGGACGTATGCAAGGATATGAATACGAAGTATATGAACAACCTACCCACATTCGAAAATCAAATGTGGATGAAAAAGAATCTATCCACATTCGAAAATCCAACGTTGGAAAATCCAACGACGGAAAAACCGACGTCGGAAAATCCAACGACGGAAAATCGCACACTACTAATAATAATAGAACTAATAATGATAGTACTAAAAATAAAAGTACTAATAATAACGGCAGTAGTAGCACAAGTGCTACTCAACCACCACAGCCACCTTCAGTGTTTAATTTTTATCAGGAAAACGGCTTTGGAATTTTGAGACCAGTCATTGTAGATCAAGTTAATGCGTGGATAGATGACTTCGGAGCTAATGGTGAAGACATTGTAATTAGAGCTTTAAAAGAAGCTGCTGAAAACAATGTTTATAAATGGAACTATGTAAATCAAATACTAAAAAACTGGTATGAAAACAATATTAAATCCATTGAAGATGTTGAGGCGCGTAAGAAAGAACGAATAAAAAATAACAATCAAGCTATAGAGAAAGATTATGATAACTCTCAATATAGTGATTTGTTTTAAGGAGGTTGGCCATGAAAGGTTTTAATGAATTGAACTTCAATATCAAAACTAAAAGTAAAATCATTGAACAAAAGAATGATTTACGTTGTCCTCACTGTGGCAATCTTTACGACTATGTAAAATTCGATAATGGTCAAGAAGAAAAAATAGGTTGCGATTGCAAGATTAAACAAATGGCTAAAGAACAAACGATTAGATATAAAAACAAAATTAAACGCCTCGAGATAGAAAAGGTCTTTAAAAACTCAATTATACCTGAAGACTTATTGTCCGCTTCTTTTGAGAATTATGAACCTAGAAATGAAAGTCAAGAGACACTACTAGAACATGCGAAGCGGTATGCAACTAACTTTAGTCTAGACAATAAACAATCGTTATTGTTGCAAGGAACTTATGGATTAGGAAAATCGCATATTGCTATGTCAGTTGTTAAAGAAGTTAAAGATAAAGGTTTTACTGCACTATTTATGGATGTGCCACAACTGATTACAGCTTATAGAGATACATTCAATAAAGATAGCAACCTTAATGAAAGACAACTTGATCAAATCATTAAGAATGTGGATTTATTAGCACTTGATGATTATGGTACGACGGTTAGCCAGTTCGGAAATCAGAAACTATTTGATGTGATGAATATGAGACAAGGCAAACATAATATTCTTACAACAAATAATAGTGCAGAAGAACTTTCGAGAAATAAGGACTTTGGTAAGAACTTTAGCCGAGCTTTAAAGAACACAACAATCATTAAAGTTTATGGTGATGACTACCGAATGAAAGGAGTTAAAACTCTATGATTACTGTCGAAGATATACAGAAGTATTTAGAAGTATCACCAACATATGCACAAAAGCTTATTGATGATGCGAATGGTGATGAAGATAAAGCATATAAAACATTTATTAGAAAGTTGAATGAAAAAAACTCAAGACCTGCAGTTATGGAGGTTATGTGATGGGTGTTATAGAAGGCGTTAAACATAAATATATTCTCTATGCCAGTGATGGTTGGGAAATGTGCAGCGTCATTCCTTTAAATGATGATTTGTATAACCTAGGAAATTTAGCAGGTATGTATTATCGAAATATCTTTAAAGGTAACGTAAGCAAAAAAGAACTAGAAAAACTTAAAAGAAAGCACAAGTTATACAGAAAAGAAGAACTGAACACTCAACTCAAACTATTTTAGGTGGAGTGATGCAAATGATAGTTAAAGTGTTTAGCAATGATAAGTCAATTGAGATTGGCAAAGATAATGTTTCGAATATCGAATTCTTAAAGCATGTAAGTGGAAACATTGATATTTATCGTCTTACTAACAAAGATGATCAAACAATTGGATGGGAAGGTTTCTTTGTTGGCCAGTACAAAGTAATTAAGAAAGTCGAAGCGGAACAATTAAATATATTCAATATACTGGAGGCTAAATAAATTTGAAAGTAGAAGATTTAAAAGTAGGTCAGAAGATTAGATTTGCTGCATCTGAATACAGTCTCAGTTATCCAGGCATTGTTGAAGAAAAGTATTCCGATTGTGGCCAAGATAAAGCAGTGATTAAAGTGGCCAACTACAAAATCATTATAGATGATAGTTATTTACTATTTGATGAAGCGGACGTGATCAAATGAAACGTGAAAATAGAGTTCGTAAGCATGGCAAGAAGTATTACAAGTTAACAGTAGATGGAAAAGTCTATTTAGTTCCAGAAAGATTAGGAAATTATGCTTTAGAAAATGGTGTATCTGAGCAAGCCATAAGACAAAGATTGTCTCGTGGCTACTCAGTCACTAGAGCATGCACGGAGGGAATTGTCAGATGAGTGAATTATATGAATATAATCCAGGTCGAATTAGTGAAGAAGAATTAGCAATGATTAAGCTCGAAGAAGAACGTTTTGAGCAAGCGCTAAGACGAAGACAGCAGCAAGTCCGTTTAGCGCGAAAACGTAGAAGTGAAGAGAACATACGTAAATATAGTGTATGTAGTAAATGGTTTGAGCATTTAGAACACAACAATCTTATAGCAACAGTTAAAACTGATAGATATGGCCGAGTACAGAGGGGGTAGCAATATGACTAGAATTAAAGAATTAAAAGAAAATGATGTCATTATATTTCAAAATATTACGAAAGATATGAAAAACAATTGTCAGGCGATAGTAAATAAAAAATGGAGTGAAATTGATTTATCAATTGGAGAGAAATGGTATGCGTCAGTTGAAATGGCTAATGGTAATACAACAATCATAGATGACAACTTTGACTTTATAAAAGTCAAACTTCCTTTCACAAGAAAAATCAATACAGATGATTGGCCAAGAACATCAAACAATGTTCCATCACATTATGAAGGTAAAGATGGCATAGATGTTATTGAGTTTATCAGACAACAGTTGACCGAAGAACAATTCGAAGGATTTATGTTAGGCAACATGATTAAATATGCTGCTCGATATGGTCTTAAAGATAATAAAGTAAACGATCTTAAAAAGATTGGAGATTATCAACAAAGAATGTTGGAGGTAGTTACAAATGATTAACTTAAAAGGATGTAAAACAGCGTACCATGTTTATGAAACAAATGATTATGGACTGTTTAGCTTTATAGAATCTAATCGTAATCCAAGTAGAAACCATGTAGAAAATCTTAAAAGACAAATCAAAAATGGTTATGAATTACCTCCAATCATCGTTAGAGAAAATGGTGAGATATTAGATGGCCAACATAGATATATAGCATTAGTAGAGTTAGAAGAACCTATACAGTTTCTTATTAAAGAAGATATTAGAAAAGATGTTTTACAAAAAAGTAATTCATTCGTATCAAAATGGACAATTAACGATCATGTGAATTACCACCGTAAAGAAGGTAATCAAGACTATCAAGATTTATACGAATTTTGTCAATACAGTGGATTAGGTGCAAACATTGCTGCAAGAATACTAGGTTCAGCTAAAGGAAACGGTATAACAACAAAAGCTATAGAAGAAGGTAAGTTCTTTGTAAAAAGTAAAACAGATGCTTATCAATTTGTAGATGATGTATTAATGAGAATCAGAATGGAACATCCAACAAATAAAATCATTAACTCATTAAGAACACTATATAACATTGGGATAGATACTAAAACATTAGTTACTGTTGTAAATGCATTAGAAGAAGAACTACTTATGTTAAATAGTATTAATAAAATTTCAGAACGTATTGTAAATCTATATAACAAGAAAGTTTCAAAATCAGAAAAAATCAAAGTGACCTATAACAAAGCAGGTAAGGCGGTGTATAAATTGTGATTTATATATATGAACCGTTTAACCATCAGATTATAGAAACAACTGTTAAAGACTTTGCTAATCAAATAGGCATATCCAAAATGACTATTCATCAATATTTATATAAAGGTATGTATTATCAAAAACTAGGTTGTTACTTATTGAAAGAAAAACCAACTTTAGCAAAAAGAAAGATTTTAAACGAACAAATTAATCTAAAAGAAGAAATTTGGAGATTTAATGAAGAATATCAACTATATGTCAGTAACTTAGGCCGCTTCAAAAGTAAAGAAGATATATACAAATTTCCAAGTGATGTACATGGAAGAATTACTTTATTCCAGGAAGGAAAAGCCTATAAAGCAGCAAATATTGTATATGAGACTTTTAAAGGAAATATTGAAGCGGGCTTACATGCTTATCCTAAAAATGGAATTTATAACGATATCAAAGCAGATAACTTATACATTGCTACATTTAGTGAATATTGCTCTACTAAAAGAATTGCAGGCCGTTCTAAACCAGTAATGCTTATTGATAGTAATAATGACATAGTCGAAGAATTCACGAGTACGACTGAAGCTCAAAACTACTTATATCAAGATCGTAGTGTGATTGCTCGTAAATGTAATAAGCGTTTGGAAGAAAATGGATTAACTTATATATGGGCTAAAGACTATGAGGTGATGGCATGTTGCTAAGTGAGACAGTTAAACAAAATTATAAATATCCATGTAAAGGTAAAACGCCAACACAAGTCGAAAAAGAATTAGCTGCAATGGGTGTAGAAGGTTTTGTTATTCGCATGACAAATGTACATGTAACAATGCGAGTGCCTAAAGAAAATAAAATTATAAATAGGAAGTGTTTAAAGGATGGAAGTAGTAGAAAATAAGTTTCTATCTAATAAGAACTTCATTAGAAATCAAAGACTTTATGATGGAATGCAATATCTATTTAAAGAAGATGATACAGATAATTATTTCAGTGTAGTGAAACATCAATTTTCTTATGGATATACAGAAGGCTTATATGAACTTGCAAAATGTAAACAAATCAATGGAATAAATAACCTTATAAGTGAACCAATCGGATATCTTTCAGTAGAACAAGCATTGGAAATTATTAATGGAGGAACAATAAATGCAAGATAGCGGATATATAAATATGGATGTTCAAGTACCAGCATTGGCGTTTGAATATAAAGATAAACCGGGAGCATATATTGGAGAATTTGACGGTGTAACAACAGATTTAAACGATGCAATATTGTGGGCGAATAAAGATTTATCTAAACCGGATAAAAAAGAATGTAAAGAATTTCTTTTAAAATATGAGAAAATGCACGCTGAAAAAATGAAAAAGATGTTCGGCGAAAATGCAATCATCACTTTTAAACCTAGCGAGTGGTTTAAATTTTGTAATTTAGTTGATGTTCATATTAGTGTCAGAAGAGTTATGGAAATGATGAAGGAGGAACAATAAATGACTAACACATTAGATCAATTAGTAAAACAAGTTGAAACATGGAGCGTAGATAAAAACTTACACAATGGTAATCCAGATAGACAAGCACTTAAATTCTATGAAGAAGCGGGCGAAGTTGCATCAGCATTATCTCGTGGGCAAATGGATGCATTAAAAGATGGTATAGGCGATACAGTCGTTACATTAATTATTTTGGCACAACAACATGATATGACGTTACAGGAGTGTTTACAGTATGCGTATGACGAAATTAAAGGGAGAAAAGGTGAAATGCGTAATGGCACATTCGTCAAAGAAGCAGACCTTAAAGAGTAAGGACATAGTAGCAGAGATTAAAAGAATACTTCGTAAAGAGTGAGGAGTAGATAAAGTGAGTAATTTTATCGGAAGTTTCAACATGCCTAAACAACAATTAAAAGAATTGTCTGATGCAAAATTGGCTATGCACTTTACGTATATGGAAGAACGATTTAAGCAACTGAATAAAATGAAGTTTGATTGTTTATTACCACTTGATAAAGATAGTTCAGAGGTATTAAAAATACCTCATAAAACGCAGAAAGAATTTAAAAATATATTCAGACAAGTTATGAAAGATAAAATCGGAGAGGCACATGCTGAATTTGTAAGACGTAATATCGGAACATACGAAACTAATGTAAAAGAGGTGCTGGGGAAGTGACACAATTCTTGGTTAGGGAATTTACAGATAGCACAGGTTATGTGCATGTAAATGTAGAAGAATCTAGAGAGAATGAACGTATGACTTTGGTAGAGGCAGAGGATAAGGAAGAAGCGAAAGAGAAATATAAGAAAATCACAGGATTAAGTGAATGTCCTAATTGCAAAATGTTAGGTGGAAATCTAATGGCCAAAGATTATAGCAGTCCAATCGAATATATGAGATGTAATCATTGTGGGCATAACTATCATAGATTAGGAGGTAAGTATGATGTTTAAACGCATATTAATTAATCTTATATTTGCAGAGTTATTATACCTACTTATTAAACCAATCATCATCAAGCTAGAAAGTGAAGACGATATAGATACTGCACCTAAAGACTTCGCTAGTGAGTGGGATCAATACGATTTAAACAGAATTAAAGCAGAGGTGAGTGAGTAGTGTTCGAAAGAATAAAAGAACCAACAGTATTTGCTAAACAAAAAGAAAAATGGGTTGTAGTTTTAGATGAACCTGAAAACAGAAAGTTATTTGAAGAAAAGTACTCGAACAATAATGACGAATGGAAAATTTACTTTAAACCTCATGACGAGTTTTATAAAAGTTTAGAAATAGAAATGGAGAAAGCTGAACAAGAAGTACAAGCAGCAAGGGAAAAAGAAATCAAAAATCCAAATATAAATGAAGATATTAAACGTATAAACAGTAAAGAAAGTTTGGTTGATTATTTACTAAAAGAATACTATCACAGTTCCGAAATAATTATAGATGAATTCTCAACTGACGCTGAAGTATCAGAAGCAAAACTCAATGCTAATTATAATGAGTTATTAAAACTTAAAGATAAATATATTGGAGGCTAAATACATGTTACCAATTACACAATCATTTGTATTAGAAACTAAAAGTGGTAGATATTTCCAAGATATCATTAACGTTTATGCAAACAACGACAACCTAATAGAAAAAGTAATGCAGACTACAAATAATATTATAGAAGCAGAAAGATACTATAATCGTGAAGAAGCTATTAAAGAAGCAATGAAATACGATTTTAAAGTTCTGGTACTTAATACTTACGTAGAGGAGTTGTAGCGTATGTGGATAGCATTAACCATTATACTCGGCATACTTCTACTCATAGCAATAGGTAATAACACAGTTTTACGTCAAGAGTTAGATGCACAGAGATATACGAATGTGTATCTGTTTACTAAGTACGTGAGGGATTGCGATATAGAAGATGTGGAGTTTGAAATACAAAGAGCAAAGAAACAGTTTAAGTAATGGAGGTAATGTAATGACATTCGGAGAAAATCTAAAAGCGATTAGAAAAAGAATGAAACTTACTCAACAAGAGATGGCAGATAGAATGGATATAAGCCAATCATATTTGTCAGATATGGAGAATAGTAGAAAGTGTCTGAATGTGAATACTGCATTACTAACTGCTAAGAGATTAGGAATATCTGTGAATGAATTAGTTAACGATGATATAGACGTAACTGAATATAATAACTAATGGAGGTAATCACTTGTACACACGAGATGAAGTAAAAGGAATGATTAATGATTATAAGTGGATGCGTAATATTATAGAGTCGCAAGTCTATGACGCAGACAGTACATCTATTGCGCAATATGGTATCGAGTCTGTAATGCCTAAAGCCAAAGGTGGTACAGGTGATAAGGTATTAGTTAAAGTACTTAATAGGAATAGAGAGTACCGACGTAATGTAAAGATACTTAATAAGATAGAGTTCATTGATAAGTATGAAGAATATATAACAGATGATAGGAACTATCACATATTACAAATGCTTAAACTAAACATGCAACACAAGACTATCAAAGACTTAATGGAAATCAATAGTGACTCTAAGTTCTATGCATGTATCAACGAGATAGTTAATGTGTACATGGATGCACAACAAGGACACTACGATAAAGAGAAGACATCGAAGAGATAGAAGACATCGAAGGTAATGTGCATTAATGATATATATAACTTTATAATATAGCTATACGAATTGAATAAATACTCGAAGGCACATCACATAGGTGGTGTGTCTTTTTGTTTGGAGTTAATGAAGATGAGTAAAGCATATGCAGACTATATAGAACAACGTACAAAGAATAAAGGTTTCTACTCTAATGCGAAGTGGCGTAAGACAAGACTAAAGGTATTAGCACGCGATCATTTTGAATGTGTCATGTGTAATGCAGAAGGTAGATTGACAATTAATCAGAAACAATCTCTAGAAGTTGACCATATTAAAGAGTTAGAAATAAGACCAGATTTAGCATATGAACTTTCTAATCTAAGAACACTGTGTAAATTCCATCACAACAAACGTCATGGAAGATTTGAACATAATCCAAACAGTCGTAAAAACAAATTCAATGATGAACAATGGTAAATCCCCCCGTCTGAATAAATCGCTTGATGAAAGGCTTCGCGGAAACCGGCGCTTGGGTCAACTCCGCAGATTTATCTTTCAAAAAGACACGTAAGGGGGCTTGACAAATTAAAAAATAAATAAATAAAAAAATATGTAAAGGGGGGAGGGGGTTGAAAAAAGATAAATATCTTAAAGACAAATTAACTTCTAACCAAATTAAGCGAATCAATGCTTCTGAAGATTACTTATTGCAGCAGATAGATGCAGATAATGACATAGAAGTAGAAAAAGTAGAACGATATATTAACTTATTAAAGTTATTTTATGCTTTGGACATTTATATTGAACAATCTGGACCTATAACAGTAGTTAAAAATGCATCGCAAGAATATGTTAAACCTAATCCAGCTATTGCAGAAAAGAATAAAGTGAATGGTTCATTGTTAGCTTTAGAGAAATCATTCCATTTAGAAAGAAAAGCCGAAGAAAGACGCAGACAAGAACAAGCGAAAGGACCTGATTTAACATGAAGATACCCAAACATGTTACAGACTATATAGAAAAATATAAATCAGGCAACGTAATTTTTAATGATGAACGTGCAGATCTTGTTTCTTTCCTTGAAGATAACATCTTACATCGTGATGATTTATATTTTGATAATCAAAAAATAGAAGATTACATCAAATTTAGTGAGAAATGGTTTTTCAAGCTACAGGATTTTCAAAAATTCATTTCATGTTTTGTTTTCTTATACGAGAACGATACCAAGACACCTTACTTTTCAGAGTTTTTCATTTCAATGGCTCGTGGTGGCGGTAAAAATGGATATATTAGTACGTTAGCAGCGTTCTTCATGACACCATTGCACGGTATTCCTAAATATAATATGTCGGTTGTAGCTAATAGTGAGAAACAAGCGTTAGTAAGTTTTAGAGAAATCTATGAAATGATAGAAAGTAACAACTTATATATTACAGGAGAACGACCTAATAACCCTTTTTATTTAAGTAAGGTTTATGTGGAAGGTACAGATACCAAATCACAGTTCTTGTTCGATACATCTAATGAGAAAACAAAAGATGGCGCTCGTGAAGGTTGTATTTTCTTTGACGAAGTACACGCTTATGAAAAAGATACAATTATTAACATCAAACGAAGTGGACTAGGTAAAGTTGCACATCCACGTACTTTTTATATAGGCACTGACGGATATGTAAGGGAAGGTTTCTTGGATAGATTAAAAGATAGAGCTGAAAATGTATTAAAAGGAATAAATCCTGAAGATAGATTATTCCCTTTCATCTGTAAAATTGATAACAAAAAAGAAGTCGATAAACCTGAAGTATGGGAAAAGGCAAATCCAATGTTTGAAAACCCTAAAAGTGAATATGGCGCTCAATTATTTAAAGAAGTACACCAACAGTATTTAGGACTTCAATTTAATCCATCTAACCGACCAGAATTTATGACTAAACGAATGAACATGCCTGAAACAGATACACAAAGTGTTGTAGCACCTTGGGATGATATTATGGCAACTAATCGACCTATACCTCCACTTGAAAATAATGAATGTATTGGTGGACTTGACTATGCAAGTTTAAAAGATTTTGCAGCAGTCGGTTTACTGTTTAGATCTGGTGATGATTATATTTGGAAAACTCAC